AAGCAATGCAAACAGGAGGCCGCCGAAGCTCGGGCGGAATATGAGTACAACCTCAGAACTTGGAACGACTAGGAGGGCAGCATGAAAGCATTAACCCAATACCTGACGGACGAAGCAAAGCAGGCGCGGCGCGAATTTATGCAAAAGGTCATCGCCCTGCCCTTTAACCCAAAAATCAAAGCCATGCCATGCAATGCAGGCGCAAAGCACCCTGACATCATGCTTGGCAATGCCCGGCTGATTCTCTTGAGACACTTTAACGAGACGGTCTCACGCCTTGAGCGCAAAACCGACCACAGCCGCGCGGTGTTGACTGCCGCGCAATACGGAATCTTCGACATCAACCAACTTTTGCAGTAGAGGTAAAAATGAAATACGCAATTCGCACAGTTTTAGCCGTGTCAGCCATCACGGTAGCCGCTTATAGCTTTTCCGGCAAAGCCGAGAAGCCGGAAGAGCCTGAAACCATCAGCCAAGAAGCACAGGTTGAGCAGATGTACAACGCCATGCCGGACGAAGTAAAGGTCATGGGAGATGCGGAGGTTAAATAATGTTTGCAGTATTTGGTAAGTCAAAGAAAAAAGAGTTTGAAAATTCGTTTAATAAACTTGGCGTAAAAATTAAAGATGAAGAAAAATCTTTTACGAAAGATACAGGCTGCTATCAAATTTCAGGCAGCTTTTCGACCGAAAAGATAGCTATGGATTTCGTGGAGCTTTGCAAAGGACAAGAGGATTTTATCCGCCCTGTTTATATAGCAATTCTCAAGCCTCGAGTTGATAAGCATGGCAATGAGAAGGTGGATAAGAAAACTGGTAAACCATCAATGCGATATTGCAAATACAAGGAGCTTCCAAAATGAACCACAGACCATACGGATTAGCCGGCAGCCTGTCGGCAAAAGTAAAAGGTT